AACAACAGCTCCATGCGTGCTTTCGATGAAAGATAAGAGAAATACCACCGGCCTATCCCCGCTCTGGAAAGGCATACAAAAATATGCTATTCCATAAGCCGCCGTTCTCTCACCAAAACTCATTGAAGTCGCTCGTGTTGCTGTCCGTGATGTATTGTCACTTCAAACTGGCATACGTCGCGGTATTCTCACCGAACAACAATCTCTCAACGGAGACCCCACTATCCCCTATTGCTCAGGTATCGAACTATCAACATCTTGTGGAAACGGTTACCCAACGTCACCTGACGGTAAACGTGCCCACATAAAGATGCATACTGATGGTTTCTACCGAATAGAATCACCTACCATGAGAGCAAAAGTCGATCTTCTTGAGATCCAAGTAAATGATCATAAGATTGTACCCCAAGTTGTTATTGACTCATTGAAAGATGAACGTCGAAAACACAAGCGTGTGTTGGCTGCCGAGACTCGCGTCTTTAATGTCTACCCCGCTGAACATACAATTCTTATGAACAAATATTTTGGTCGCTTTGCTTCGCATTTCTTTTCTTTACATAAACATGCTTCACCCGTGGCTGTAGGAATTAACCCCTACAGTCGTGAGTGGCATGATAAGATAATGTATATGCTGCAGAACTCCGCCTTTTGCTTTGATGGTGATGGTGTATCATTTGATGCAACATTCCCTCTCCGCCCTCTTACCAATATGATAATGGAGGAAATCGCCGCTTGGATAACTGATGATCCCGAACTCCGAGAGACTATTATCTGTCTCGGACTATCCGGATTAACCGTTTTCCACAAAGCTGGCTCATTTGCCTTCACTACCTATATGGGCATCATGTCTGGATTCTTTTTAACCACTATCATAAACAGTCTAGTCATCTACTCCCATATCTACCTCTCCTACTATCTCGTCGCTCCAGTTGAGCTTAGAAGCCACCACTCCTACACCGAAAGAGTTCGATGCTTAGTATTTGGAGATGATCATGTGGTCTCTGTCACAAGAGAAACACTTGAATGGTTTAATTTTCATACCACAAGCGCATATTTCAAGAAACTTGGTCTCGGCTACACAGCTGGAACTAAAGAAGAAGAATTACGCGCCTACTGGTCTTTAAAAGAAACTACATTTCTAAAGAATAGCATTGGACGCTTGGGTGGCTTTTACGTCGCTCAACTACAACTGCCAGTGATATATGAACTGGTCAACTGGATCCGCAAGTGTGATGATCATCACCTTGCAATGATAACGAACATAAGGACTGCCCAACGGTTCTTATTCTTCCATGGACGTGAAGTCTTTAAGGAATTTATGGGTAATGTTAAGCCACACCTCCCCGGCGTGTCTTTCCATACCTATGAAGATCTTGAAGATATTTACGAGACTTATGGTGGTTGGGAGTCTGATCTTTTCTCACCACTCGGTTCTAAGGTACCGAACTACCTTAAAAACACCCCCCCCCCCAATATGAATAGTTTTTCTAACGATTCCAAGGCTGTAACAAGCTTTACCGCACAACACATCATTCCAAAACAGAACTTTGTGACCGAATCCGCCTTCCTCGATATGGCAAAACCACTTGCCGAATTCGTCGATATGGTGGTGCCCCATGAGCTTCAGGCTGATGCCTTAGGCTTTCTTGGTGCCCTCGATCAACCAACCAACCCACTTGTATGTAGTAAACAACGCCACACCTTCATCGATAACTGGAACACTGGTAAGGGTGTCGTTACCGCCATTCCATTGCGCAACGACCCCACAGCCATGACTCTTACTGACGAGCAGCATTTCAAACGAAAGGATGAGATGCAACTCGCCACGCTCATTAGCATTCCAACTGCTATATGTTCCGGCATTGAAGGAGACACTACTCAAGTGCTTCCTACGTGGAAAACATCTGACGCCGCGGGCACGACTCTCTTCACCGAACTCGTCGGCCCAAACACCGAACTCAATTCGTTCTACGACGATGTTGTTATTAACGGAATCATTCCAACCGCCCTCGCCTATGCCACTCGCCCGTTCCAACACTGGACAGGTGGCATTAGATATGAAGTTGAAATCTTTGGTAGCAAAGTCCACCAAGGTAGTCTTCGTATCAGCTTCCATCCTGGTGTCTATAGTGCTACTATGGTTCCGTCTATCACCGACAAATCATCCCAGTACTTCACCCAGATGGCCTATTCCGCCGATACAAGAAAATTCTCGTTCGAAGTACCCTTCGTTTCGCGATACCCTTGGTTGAATATTTGCAATACCAGTGATTTTTCAACATCTATCAAATGCGAGCGCTATGTAACCGGAGTTATGATTGTTTCCGTAGTGAAACCACTAATCAACTCCGGCGTCTCCGCCTCCACAATTTCGTTTGCAGTCCGACGTTCGGCCGCGCCCTCATTCCGCGTCGCCAACATGACTCTCCACAACTCCTCCGTACAGCAAGGAGCCACCGCATGGGAAACCGTGCCATTTCAAACTCAATCTGATGCGCTTGGAACCTCTGAAACAACTCAAGATGGTTCACTTGGTATGGTCAGTGATGTCTCAGTCGGCGCTACAAACGTAGAAGCCGCCCAGGATGTTAAAGATACGAACTCCACCGTTCCAGTCGAAACTGATCACTCCCATTCTCGCAATACAGATGCCGATCCCGAAAAATCGTGGACCCTTGCTGAAACTGCCGCTAAGAGAACACTATTCTCTGTCATCACGTGGCCGCCTACCGCGCTTGCTAGTACAGTGCTTGGTGTGTGGGATGTGCCAAACGACCTTACAACATGCGATCTCCAGGCCATCACTAAAAACCGTTTTACCAATGTTAGAACTGATATTGAAGTGGTCGCTGAATTAGCCGCGTCAAAATTCCAGAGTGGTGCTCTTGCACTAGTCTGGATGCCGCTGCTTAATAAAGGTAATATCACTTCGGGCGCCGTCAACCTGACCTTTTTGGCCAGCCAAACGCAAATGGATTTCTTACAACATATTATAATCCAACCCGGAGAAGATAAAATCTATAAGCTTCTCATCCAATATCGGCACCCACAAACTGCCATCTTTCCTGGTAACGGTGATTCGCTTGGTACACTCGCACTTGTCGTTTATGCCCCTCTCTCCACTATCACTGGCGCTAACAATGCAACTGTTTCCGTCCACGCTCGCCTAATCGGCGCTCACGTCTCTGTCCCTCGACCGTGTACCATCTCTGAACCCAGAGTTTGGCTCAACAAAACAAGCGAATTAGCTCAGATCCAACAATATGAGGATATCCACAATCGCGATCAAATGCGAAAATGGAATACCTTCCAAACCCAATCTGACGTCGCCAAAGCCGAACCAAAAACGGCTGTTGATGCCAATACTAAACCCACGACCGAGAAGATGGTCTCACCGCCACCGAATCCGAAAGTGCCTGCTAAAGCCCC